CAGAACCACATCCTTACTTTGATTATGAGAAGAAGGTGTTTACTAAGGATGGTAGAGAAGAATATATGAAAGAGAAAGATAATATAAAGAATATTGATAAAGAATAATTTTTGTGCTACTATATGGAAGGTATGGAAGTATTCTCTTGGTTCATTCCAAGATGAAACTACCAAGAAGTATGATAATATTGTCTGCATAGTCAGGTCATTTATTTTCTTACAACTTGTGATTACCAATTGTTTTATCGTTGCAGGAAACATTCGACACTGGAAC